AAAACTATGGCAAACGAAACAACGAGTTCAACACTATCGGAACTCTTTACGAATATAACTCAAGAAGCTATATTCACATTCCAAGAAACTTCAGTTATGAGACCACTTGTAACTACTTACCCAATAAGTGGTTCAGGTAAAACTATTGAAGTTCCTGTGTACCCAACAATTAGTGCTTCAGCAGTAAACGAAGCATCTGATTTATCTAATACAGCAGTAAACCCTACTTCAGCTACTATCACAGCTTCTGAAGTTGGTGTTATGACAACATTAACTGACTTAGCTAGAGATTCAGCTAGTCGTAATGTTGGTGCTGACATTGGAAAATTATTCGGTGAAGCAATCGCTAAAAAAGTTGATACTGATTTAGCTGGTTTACTAGACGACTTTGCATCTGCAAACGATCAAGGTGGTGCTGGAACTGAACTAACTGCTGACTTGCTTTTCAAAGCACAAGCGATTTTAAGAAGTGCAAATGTACCTGCACCTTATTATGCTGTGTTTCACCCTAAAGCTACTTTCAATTTAAAGAAAACTTTAACACAACCTGCTTACACAACATCAAGTTCAGGTTATGCGATTTCTGAAATTGGAAATGAAGCTTTAAGAAATGGATATATCGGTAGAATTGCTGGTATTGATATTTTTGAAAACGCAAACATTTCTATTGATGCTTATGATGATTCATTCGGTGGAGTATTTCACCCACAATCATTAGGTTTAGCATTAAAAGAAGATTTCAAAGTTGAGACTCAAAGAGATGCTTCTCTAAGAGCAACTGAGATTGTAGCTTCTATAACTTATGGCACAGGTGTATTAAAAGACACTTATGGTGTTACAGTTAAGACTGATACTGCTCTTTAATTAAACTTAGGTGGGGTGTAAAAGCCCCACCAACTAAATATTATTATGGCAAATTTTTCTACTGATTCAGATTTAACATTTTACCAACCAGATATTTTAACTTTTGGAATAGCTAACTTTACTTCTCCAAATGATTACCACGCACAAGCACGAGCAGATATAGAACGAGATTTAAGAATAAGATGGTTTCCAGTTTACTCAAAAGAAACTTATAGAGATATAGCAATCCTAAACACAACTGAAATGGACGCAACATTATTAACTGATGCACAATTTAAAAGAGCAAGTGTATTTAGAGTAATAGGTTTTTATTGCTGTCCACAATTAACTAAATTCAATTCAAATGATAACCCTGACAGATTCCAAGTTATGATGAAACACTATCAACAAATGTATGCTGATGAGATGGAATCTATTTTAAGAGATGGTGTAGAATATGATGCTGATGATTCTAATACAATTGCTGATGCAGAAAAAGCACCTTATCATAGACTTAAACTAATTAGATGAAGATTACTGTTGAGGATAATTCATTACAAGTTGCTAAGAACTTTGAAAAACAAGTAAGAGAACAACCACAAATAGTTAAGACTGCATTAGGAAGAACTGCCGAGTTCTTAATGGGTTTGATTAAACAAAGAACTCAAAAAGGTATGAGTGCAGATGGAACTTCATTCCCACCATACACAGAAGCTTATAAAACATTTAGACAAAATGCTGGACGACAAACACAATATCCTGATTTAAACTTTTCAGGTCAAATGTTATCTAACATTACACAAAGATCAAATCCAAGTTATGCAATAATTTACTTTGCTAATAAATTCCAAAATACTAAAGCACTAGGTAATCAGAAGAAAAGAAAATTCTTTGCTATTGGTGCAAGAGAAATACAACCAGTAATGAATGTATTTATGAAAGAATATAATAAACTAAGTACAATTAAATGAGCAAACGAGAAGATATAGCATCTAATATAGTTACAGCAATTTCAACTGGAACATCTCCTATAACTTTAAAAAAAGTTACTAGAGAACCTTTTAATGTTGATGAGTTATCTGAACAACAATATCCAGCTTGTTTCGTGCAATCAGGAAATGAAGTTAGATCAGATGAAACAATGACATCAAGTACAATTACAAGACAAGCAACAGCAGATTATGTAATCGTTGGTTATGTTAAAGGAACTCCAACAAATATTGACACAAAAAGAAACGAATTAATTACAACGATTGAAACAAGACTAAATTCTGATAGAACACGTGGTGGGTATGCAAAACAAACTCAGGTAGTAGAAGTATCTACTGATGAAGGAGTTTTATTCCCAATAGGTGGTATCAGAATGGTGGTGCGAGTTATGTATCAATACACTTCTGGCACACCTTAATATAAACAAACAAGGAGAACAACATGGCAACTCATACTGGCTCAGAAGGAACTATTAAAGTTTCATCAACAACAGTAGGTGAACTTAGAAGCTACTCTTTAGAGCAAACTGCTGACACTATTGAAGATACTTCAATGGGTGATACAAACAGAACATATAAATCTGCTTTAAAAGGTTGGTCAGGTTCAGCATCATTATTTTTTGATGAAGCTGATGCAGGACAATTACTTTTAGTTCTAGGAACAGAAATAGCTTTGAAAGTGTACCCAGAAGGTGCAAGTTCAGGCGACAAATATTACTATGGTCAAGCAATCATAACTGGTAGTAACGTATCAGCATCTTTTGATGGAATGGTAGAAGCTGAAGTAACATTTACTGGAACTGGTGCTTTAACATTTGGAACTGCGTAATTAATTATTAATTAGAAAAGGAAGATATGAACGTTATAGATAGAGTTAAAAGTCAATTTGAATCTTTAGGTATTAAGAAGATTGAGGTTGCTGAGTGGGGCGAGGAAGGCAAACCTTTAATAATATACTGCTCACCATTTACATTAGGTGAAAAAAGAAACCTATTCAAAGGTGCTAAGAATGATGATCTAGGAGTATTAGTAGATGCAATCGTTTTAAAAGCAAAAGATGGAGAAGGAAATAAAATATTCAAGCTAGATGACAAACAAGTATTATTGAATAATGCTGATGCAAATGTTATAGCTAGAGTAGCAACAGAAATGTTAGCTGGTGTTTCTTACGAGGAAGCTGAAAAAAAGTAAGAGTTGATTCTGAGTTGTATTCCATACTTGCTTTGGGTCAAGAATTAAAAATTAGTATGGAAGAAGTTTTGTGTTTTACACAAGATGAATTTTATTATTGGATAGCTTACTTTAAAGTGAAGGCAGAACGTGAAAAACTAAATTATGGCAGATCAGCAACTAAATATAAAACTTAATGCGATAGACAATGCTTCAAAAGCATTAAATGATGTAAAAAAAGAAGTTACTAATTTAGGTGGTGCAACTGACAAAGTTTCAAGTTCATTCTTAACATTTAAAAATGCTATCTTTGCTGTAACTGCTTATATTGGTTCAGTAACATTAAAAAACATTGTAAACACAACTGCAAAATTTCAAGATTTAAGAACCACATTATCAACTATAACTAGATCAACTGAATCTGGTTCTGAAGCTTTTAGATTATTAAATGATTTAGCTAAAAAAAGTCAATTTGATATTGGTCAATTATCAGATTCATTTATAACATTATATAACGCAGGAATTAATCCTACTGAAAAATTATTAAAAACATTTATTGATACAGCTAATAGAACTGCAAAACCTTTAGATACTTTAAATGATTTAACTAGACTATTTGCTAAATCAACAGAAGGTGGATTAAATTTACAATCATTAAGTCAATTAGCAAATAGTGGTATTCCAGTATTTACAATTTTAGAAAAGAAACTTGGATTAACTAGAGAACAAATACAAAACTTTGCTCAAAGTTCTAAAAATGCAACTTTAATTTTAGATACATTAACACAATCATTTAATGAATTGTATGGTGGAACAACAGAAAAAAAGATCAATGATTTATCTATTGCACAGTCAATTTTAAATAAAAGATTTGCTGATTTTGAAGCAGTTATTGGTGCAGAATTTCAACAATCATTAGTCGCATTATTAAATAACTTTGGAAAAATTTTAGAAACAGCAAAACCAATAGCAACTATTATTGGAGAAACTCTTAATGTTGCAGTACAAACATTAAATGTTTATTTTGAAGGTGTTAATAAAACATTACAGTTCTTTATTGATTTATTTAAAGAATTATCTGATTTATTAAAACCAGTAACAGATTTATTTAAAAGTTTATCAGACACAATAGAATTATATGTATTAAAATCTTGGAATAAATTTACTAACTTATTAGATGCTGGTATTCAAAAGTATAAACAATTTAAATCATTAGTTACTGGACAACCATTAGAAGTTCCAGTTGTAGTACCAAAAACCGATCAACAAGAATATAAAATAACTCCACCTGAAGTAAAAAAACAAGAATTAACATTCTTAGATGAAATAGCTAAAAAGTTTGGAATATTAATTTCATCTTCTAAAACTTTATCAGATAATATTGCTGAAGGAATGGTTAAGACAATAGGAGACTTTTCAAGAGGAATAGCTGAATCAATAGTATTGGGAAAATCATTACAAGGAACTTTAAAAGGTATAGCACAAACTATTTTAATAGAAATTATAACAGCACAAGTAAAAGAGATAGCTGTATTACTTTCCAAATTAGCAATAGTAAAAGCAATAGCATTTTATAATTCAATAGGAAGTGGTGGAAGTAGCAGTTTCTTAGGAACTATTGCGAAAATAGGAATGAGTGCATTTGGTGGTGGAGATATAACAGCAACAGAAGGTTCTTTTGCAGAAGGTGGTTCTGTTAGAGGTGGTATGCCAATTACAGTAGGAGAACGAGGTAGAGAATTATTTGTACCAAATACAAATGGAACTATTGTACCTAATCACGACTTAAATCGTGGAATGAATATTACATTTAATATTCAGGCAAATGATGTTAGAGGTATTAAAGAATTATTAATTGATAATAGAGCAACCATAATTAACTTAGTTAATCAGGGTGCTAATCAAAAAGGAAAGTCTAACGTAATATGAGTGGCACATTCCCATCAAGTCCAGCACCAAGAGATGTAGCTATTAGTTCTAATCAAAACACTATTGTAACCACAACTGCTTCTGGCAGACGACAAGCAAGACAAATTGATGGACAGAAATTCAGATTAAGACTTAGATTCCCAGTTATGACTAGAAGTGAGTTTGCACCAATACTTGCTTTTATAATGAAACAAAGATCACAAATGGAATCATTCCAATACACTCCACCAACTATTGATGATGCACTAGGTTCTGCTAGTACAACTATTTCACTAAATGGTGCTATTAGTGCTGGTGTTACTACTTGCTCAATAGATGGTATGGGAAACAATTTAAATGGTGTAATTAAAGCTGGAGACTTCTTTAGATTTACTGGTCAAGCAAAAGTTTATATGTGTGTAGCTGATGTTGATTCTAATGGTTCTGGTGCAGGAACCTTAACTTTTGAACCACCATTAAGAGCAAACGTATCTGACAATGCAGTTATAATTTATGACAATGTAGATTTTACAGTTGGACTTACAGGAGATATTCAAGAATTTACTATCGGTACAGAAAACTATTTCCAATACGAAGTTGATTTAATAGAGGTACTGTAATGACAAGATCATTAACTGCTGGAGTTTTAGCCGAGATAGCAACTAATAAACTCAATCCAGTAGAACTTGTTTATCTAGGAATTAGCACAGGAACTTATTACACAGATCATTATAAAGATTTAACCTTTGATGGAAATACTTACACAGCTTCATCATTATTCTTAGGAAGTTCTGAGGTACAAGAAACTGCTGATGTTTCAGTAAATACATTAACACTTAAATTTTCAGGTGCAGATACAACAATCATTTCTTTATTGCTTAATAACAATTACATGAACAAACCTGCAAAAGTTTATAGAGGTTTTTTAAATGATAGTCAGGCATTAATAGCTGACCCATTTCTTTTATTTGATGGAAGAATATCTAATTTTGCTCTTGAAGAAAATGCTACTACATCTTCAATCAACATAATTATAACTTCTCATTGGGCAGATTTTGAAAAGACTTCAGGAAGAAGAACTGCTGAGAACTCACAGAAACTTTATTTTCCTAATGACAAAGGTATGGAGTTTGCAAGTAAGACAGCACAAAAGATTAAGTGGGGTTCAGCATAATGAATGATTTGTATAGAATAATACATTTATACAGACAATTTCCTAAATATGATAAATTTACTTACAAACAATTAACTGAAATGATTACACCATCTATAAACTTAGATCAGTACCAAATTCATAGAATAGGTAATCAAGATGTTGGATTTACCAACTGGGCTTATTTAAGTGATAATGTTGAACAAAGATTTAAACTTATTGGTAGATTAAAACCTAATGAATGGAACTGTGGAGATAATATTTGGGTTATGCAAGTAATTGCAAAAAGCCATGTTAAAGAAATTATGAAATGGGTTAAAGATTATTTTAGAGATAAGATTGAAGTTAATGAATCTGTTAAATGGATTAGAGCAAATAATGATTTTCAAATTTACAGAAGATCAGAAAAATACAAAAGGGAGTTTCATATTTAAATGGGTGAAGCAATAGTAACAGCAATTATAACTACCATAATAACTACTGCAATAAGTTATATTATTGCACCTAAACCAAAAGCACCAAGATTTAATTCGCAAGACGAAGCAAAAGGAACATTAGTAAATAAAGATTCTAATAATAATCCTATTCCTGTTGTTTATGGTAAAAGACAAGTAGGATTAACTAGAGTATTTGTTGAAAGTTCTGGTGCTGATAATCAATATCTTTATGTAGCTGGAGTATTATGCGAAGGTGGTGGTGCAGGAATTACTGCAATAGATGAAGTTTACGTTGATGACAAACTAGTAACATTTGATGGTGCATTAACAGATGGAACTATAAGAGGAGTATCTAGTGGAGATGCCAATTATTATAAAGGTGGTGAAAGTTTAATATCTATTCAATCATTTTTTGGATTAGATAATCAATCAGCTTCTTCTTTGCTTGATGAAACAACTAACTGGACAACAGATCATAAACTATCTGGTCTTGCTTATGTTGCTTTAAGGTTTAAATGGAATCAAGATGCTTTTAATGGATTACCAGAAGTTAGAGTAACTGTTAGAGGTAAAAAGATTTACGACCCAAGATTAGATTCTACTAAAGGTGGTTCTGGTTCTCATAGACAAGATGATGCAACTACTTGGGCTTATTCTGCGAACTCATCATTAGTTCTTTTAGATTATCTAAGAAACAGCAGATATGGAAAAGGATTGCCTAATGATGCCTTTGAAACTAATTACGATTCATTTAAGACTTCTGCAAATACCTGCGATACACAAGTTACACCTTATTCTGGTGCAGTAAGCGATATAAACTTATTTGAAACAAATGCAGTTATAGATAGTGAGAAAAAGGTATTAGAGAATGTAAGAGAATTGCTTGTACCAATGAGAGCAATCTTTAATTACACACAAGGTAAATACAAAGTTATTATTGAAGGAACAGGAAGTTCACAATTATTATTAACAAAAGATAATGTTGTAAGCGAAGTTAAATTACAAGGCGAAAGCAAATCTGAAAAATATAATAGAGTTATAGGAACATTTACAAACCCTGAAAAAGATTATCAATCAGATACAGTTTCATACCCACCTTATGATGATTCTGCATTAGACCCAGCAGATCAACACTCAACAATGTTATCTGATGATAATAATACTTTATTAGAGAGAAGCTTTGATATGTTACAAGTAACTTCTCCATATCAAGCAGAAGAAATTTGCGAGAACATATTAAAAAGATCAAGAAACAATTTAAAAGCAGAAGTAACAGTTACATCAGAAGCACTTAACTTATCTATTGGCGATATAGTTACAGCTACATACGACACAGCAGGATTTAGTGCTAAACCATTTAGAGTAATGTCTTTAGCTATTAATTCAGATTCAACAGTAACTCTTGGATTAGAAGAACATCAAGATAACTTTTATACTTGGGAAGAAAAAGGCGAAGCACCTACAATAGCTGATACTGTACTTCCAAATCCTTTTTCTGTATCTGCACCAGCTTCAGTTACTTTAGATGACCAGTTAATTGAATACTCAGATGGAGTTGTTATTACTGCTCTTGATGTAACCATTGGTGCATCAACAGATAACTTCGTGGACTATTACCAAGTAGAATACAAATTAAGTACCGATACTGACTACATTGTATCTGGTCAAGTTAAAGGATTAAATCACAGAATATTAAACGTAGTAGATGGATTAACTTATAACGTAAGAGTAAAAGCATTTAATACATTAGGAGTACAATCTACTTATACTTCAGCATCAAGAACTATTGTTGGTGGAATTGCACCACCTTCTGATGTAACAGATTTTTCTTGTAATATAATTGGTGGAGACGCACATTTATCATGGCAACAAATTAGTGATTTAGATTTAGCACACTATCAAATTAGATATTCTACATTAACAACTGGTGCTTCTTGGGGTAACTCAGTTTCTTTAGTTGAAAAGGTTGCAAGACCAGCTACTTCAGTAACAGTTCCAGCAAGAGTGGGTTCATATCTTATAAAAGCAGTAGATAAAAATGGTAACTATTCTTCTAATGAAACAATCATTGAAACAAATGTATTAGCAATAGGAAATTACAATGCTGTTGCAAGTCAAACTGAATCTCCTACATTCTCAGGTACTAAAACTAATGTAATAGTTTCTGATGGAACTTTAAGATTAGATTCATCAGAACTTTTTGATTCTGCGATAGGAAACTTTGATGATGCTACTTCATTCTTTGATTCTGGTGTAACTGCTTATGACTTATATTCTGAAGGAACCTATTTATTTGCAAGTCCAATAGATATAGGTGGAGTTTATACTTCAAGAGTAACTGCTTCTATTACACAGACATCAGATAATTTAGATGATTTATTTGATTCAAGAACTGGAGATTTTGATGACGCACAATCTAACTTTGATGGCGATACTCCAGCCAATTGTAATGCTCATATTGAGATTGCTTTATCAAATGACAACATAACTTATACTTCATTTAGAAACTTTGTTGTCGGCGATTACACAGCTAGATATTATAAATTTAGAGTAACATTGAGGTCTTTTGATTTATCATCTACTCCAGTTATTAGTGCTTTATCAGTTAGTATAGATATGCCAGACAGAATATTTAGTGGAAATGATATAACTTCAGGAACAGGAACTTATACTGTTACATTTACTTTGCCTTTTTATTCAAATTCTTATGCAGTAGGAATAACAGCACAAGGTATGAACACAGGAGATTACTTTACAATTTCAAATAAAACTGTTAATGGTTTTGATGTTGCTTTTAAAAATAGTAGCAATAGTGGAGTATCAAAAGTTTTTGATTATTTAAGCAAAGGATATTAGATGGCACAACATAGTGATTATAACATAGCGAATCAGGGTTTCCCTGCATTTAGAACAGATTTAAATAACGTACTATCAGCAATCAATACATTAAACTCAGGAACATCTAGACCAGCTTCAGCAGTTGCAAATTCTCTTTGGTTAGATACAACAACTTCTACTGCACCTACTTTAAAATATTATGATGGTGCTGATGATATATCACTAGCAACTATTGACCATGTCGCTAATACAGTAAACTGGTTAGACTCTACAGTATCAATTACTGGTCTAGCAACAACTGCAACAGGAACAGTTTTAACACTTACTGATACTCACCTTAATTCTACAGTTTCAATTAGATTACCAAATGCAACAGCAATCGCAGATGATTCAGGAAATGAATATCTTAAATTTGCAAAGACAGCATCAGCAGTTAATGAAATAACAATTACAAATTCTGCTACTGGAAACTCTCCTGATTTATCTGTAACAGGTGGAGACACAAATATTGGATTAAGCATAACTACTAAAGGCACAGGATTAATTAAATTTAATGATGGTGCATATTACCCAGAAGCTACACTTACAGATGGTACAACTATTACTTGGGACGTTGGTTCATCTCCAGTTGCTAAGGTAACTCTTGGTGGAAACAGAACTTTATCTGCACCTACAAATGGATTAACTGGACAATTTATTTCTATCGCAGTTATTCAAGATGGTACTGGTTCAAGAACATTAACTTGGAACTCAGCTTATGAATTTACTGGCGATACTGCACCAACACTAACTACAACTATTAATAAAGCTGATGTATTTGTATTTAGATATAATGGAACTGTGTGGCACGAAATGGGTAGAAACCTTAACCTTAGTATATCATAATGTACGCACTAATAATTAACAACGAAATAGTAAAAGTATTCGCAAATCCTGAACCATTTGAACTTAATGGCAATCAATATTCTTCACAGATATTTACTCTTTGGTCTAAAGAAGAAAAACAAGCAATAGGTATTTATGAAGTTGAAACAGATTCTACTAATTTAAAAGATGAATCTTATTACAATAATACTAATGAGATATTTGAATTTAAAAAAGGTAAAGCAATTAGAAAATGGGGAACTGCAACTCCTAAACAATTAGAAGATGTTAATGCTACTGATGAAGATGGCGAACCAGTAATTAGAGATGGAGTACAATTAGTTATTAAAGGTTTAAAATCTCAAAAGATTACAATGGTTAAACAACAAGCAGGTGGATTATTACAATCTTCTGACTGGTATATAACTAGAAAATCTGAAACTGGCAAAGAAATACCAGCTAATATTGAAACATTTAGAACTGCTGTAAGAGCAAAATCAAACGAAATGGAAGCTATGATTAATGCTTGTCAAACTGTTGATGAACTTAAATCACTTTTTGAATACTCAGGTGAAACAAATCCAACTAGACCAATCGGCGAATTTCCTAAACAAGAGGTAATTTAAATGCCTTTTATCTTAGGTTCTAATTCTGTAAGTGGATATACAGTTAAAAACTCATTAAGATTTGAAAAAGGTTCATCAGATTATTTATCTAGAACACCATCTGGTTCAGGAAGTACAACAACATGGACATATTCTTTATGGGTAAAAAGAAGTGTCTTGAATGTTAATAGTGGTAACGAAAATTGTTTATTTACTACATTAGTTTCTGGTTCTAATTATAATTATATTTCTTTTTCAAATACTACAGCAAGTACATCTGATAGACTTATGATAAGACAATATTCTGGTGCAACTGTTTGGATTAAAGAATCAACTCAACAATTTAGAGACACTTCTGGTTGGTATCATTTAGTTTTTGTTTATGATTCTTCAAATGCAACTGCTTCTGATAGAGTTAGAATGTATGTAAATGGTTCAAGAATAACATCTTTTGCTCAAGATACAAACCCAACACAAAATACAGCTTCTTATTTTAACACAGCAGTTGAACATAGAATTGGACAAGAAAGTAATTACACTAATAATTTTTTTAATGGATATATGTCTGAAATTTATTTTATTAATGCACAAGCATTAGACCCTACATCATTCGGTGAAACAGACGAAGATACAGGAATATGGAAACCAAAAGCATATACAGGTACTTATGGAACTAATGGCTTCTACCTGCAATTTAAAAACTCATCATCTCTTGGTACAGATTCTTCAGGAAACGGAAACACATTCACAGTAAACAATCTAACTTCTATTGACCAGACTACTGATACTCCTACTAATAATTTTGGTACTCTAAACCCATTAGCTAAAAATACTAATACAAGTTCATCTAATTTTAGTAATGGTAATTTAGAATTAATAAGTTCAGGTTCAACAGCACCTTGGGTTGGTTGCGTAAATACTATTCCTGTTACAAAAGGTAAATGGTATGCAGAATATAAAGTGGTTGATGCAGGAAATCCAACTAATGGTGTTATGATTGGAGTAACAAATGTAGATTTAACAAATTTCCAAAATGCTGGGAATGATTTACAACAATCAGGAGAATATGGTTTAAATTATTATGCTAACAGTCAAATATTAAATAATGGTTCAACAGTTGCAACATATTCAACTATGAGTGATGGAGATATAGTTATGATAGCTTTAGATATAGACAATGGTAAAGTTTATTGGGGAAGAAATGGTACTTGGGAAAACTCAGGAGTTCCTACATCAGGTGCAACAGGAACAGGTGCTCAAAATTTATCTTTAATATCCACAGGATATACTTATGCTTTTAATTTGGCTTGTAGGCAAAACGGAAATGTTCAAGCAAACTTCGGCAACCCATCATACTCAGCTAATAGTTACACAGATGGTGCTGGATATGGTAATTTCTCATACAGTGTACCAAGTGGATATTACTCTTTGAACACACGAAACCTCGCAAATTTTGGGTAATATGTTTATCAATAATAAATACAAAACTTGGCACGATAACATAATAAAAAAAGCCAAGAACAGAACATTACAAGGTTACAAAGAAATACATCATATATTGCCAAGAAGTTTAGGTGGTAAAGATAGAAAATCTAATTTAGTTGCTTTAACTGCTAAGGAACATTTTATAATCCATATTTTACTTTGTAAGTTCACAACAGGAGTAGCAAAGATGAAAATGTTATATGCACATAAAGCTATGTCATATTATATTAAAGAAGGTAGAAACTATAAGATTAGTTCTAGGATTGCTGAAAAGTTAAGAAAAGAATTAAAGTTCTCTCCTGAGCATATTGAAAATCTAAAAAAATCACATACTGGTAAAAAGTTTTCAGAAGAAACTAAAAAGAAGATGAGTTTAATTCATAAAGGAAACAAATATAATTTAGGAAGAAAAAGAAGCAAAGAAACATTAGATAAATTAAAGTTAGCGAGAAAAGATATTATGTGGGTTATTAAAGGAAAAAAAGAAGAAAGAATAAAAAAACATTTACTTCAAGAATACTTAGATAAAGGATATAAGGTTGGTAGAAACACATCTTTTATGAGTGAAGAATACAAAAAAAATATGTCAAAAATAGTTAGTAAGATTTGGCAGGAAAGAAGATTAGCTAATGCCTTATAGTGTGGTGGACAAGCCGAGTTCATATTTTAATACATTACTTTATACAGGTAATGGTTCTACATTAACTGTAACTGGAAATAATTTTCAACCAGATTTTACTTGGATAAAAGAAAGAAGTGCCGCAGGAAATCATAAACTTGCTGATGTTGTTAGAGGAACAACTAAATATTTATCTTCAAATTTAACTGATGCAGAAGATTCCACAGGTTCAGGTATTCAATCTTGGAACTCTACTGGATTTAGTCTTTCAAATGCTACAGATATTAATGATAGTGGTCAAACTTATGTTTCTTGGAACTGGCTTGGTGCAAATACAACAGTATCAAATACTGCGGGGACAATATCAAGCACAGTATCAGCTAACACAACAAGTGGATTTAGTATTGTAAGTTATACTGGTAATTTAACAAATGGTGCTACTGTTGGTCATGGTCTAGGTGTTGCACCTGCTATGATGATTGTTAAAAGAAGAAATAATGCAGACAGTTGGGTTGTTTATCATAGAGCAATGAGTAGTAATGGAGATTTTTATTTATACTTAAATACAACAGATGCAAAATCTAATTTATACAATCAATTTTATGATACATCTCCAACATCTTCTGTTTTTTATTTAAGTAATTCAAATACAACAAATGCAAGTGGAGATACTTATATCGCCTACTGCTTTGCTGAAGTAAAAGGATTTAGCAAGTTTGGTTCTTATACTGGTAATGGTAATGCTGATGGAACATTTGTCTATACTGGATTTAAACCTGCTATGGTTATTATCAAAAGTAGTAATGCTGCATATAATTGGTACATATTTGATAATAAAAGAAGTGGATATAATGTAGATAATGATTCATTATCTCCAGATTTATCAAATTCAGAATATGATGGTGCGACTTATAATTTTATAGATTTATTATCTAATGGATTCAAGATGCGTGAAACATATGCTGGTCGTAACGCATCAGGCGGAACATACATCTACATGGCATTTGCAGACAGTCCATTTTGTTCAAGCAAGGGTATTCCGACTACGGCGAGATGATTTGTTCTAATCTTGAGTGTAAAAAAGAATTTATCCCAAAACAATCAAACTCAAAACATTGTTCTCTTTACTGTTGCAAAAGAAATAAATATTTAAAAAGACATGAATATTATAAATCATATTTAAGAGATTATCGCAAAAGAACCTTCTTAGAACGTAGAGAGTATAACTTAGCAAGAAGTAAAATATATTATCAAAAAAACAAAGATATTATTAATGCAAAAAGAAAACTTTATAACGAAACTTACAAAGACAAAGTTAAAGAAATAAGAAAAAAAAGTAAATTAAAAAATAAAGAAAAAATATCAATACAAAACAAAGAGTATAGAATTAAAAATATAGACAAAGTAAAAAAAGCAATTAACGATTGGGCTAAAAGAAACAAACCAAGAAGAAGAATGTCAGTTGCTAAACGTAGAGCATTTAAACTTAAAGCAACTCCAAAATTTGCCAATCTTCAAAAGATTAAAGAGATATATATGAATTGTCCAAAAGGTTACCATGTAGACCATATAATACCATTGCAAGGAAAAACTGTTTGTGGACTTCATGTTGAATGGAACTTGCAATACTTAACACCATCTGATAACAAATCTAAATCTAACAAGTTAATTATATGATTTGGTTTATTTTAGGAATAATTATAGGTATCTGGTTTGAGTGGCGATACCAAAATGCCAATCATATTATTGAATCAATTAAAGAACATTTAAATATTAAATAGTCTTGAAATTTGTTGCAACGCAACATATATATCTTTCATGGTATATACGACTGAAGAAAATAACTTTTACTCAAAGGAGAACTCAATGTTAAACTATTCTGACATTAAGAACTATTGGTCAAAATTCTACGCAGATGCTTTTGAAGATGCAAAATCATACTGGAAGAATTATTTTGACTTAGTTCAAAACATTTACAAAAAATAACTTTATTAAAACACAATAGTTTGATATTAGTGCATAAAAATTTAATGTGCATTTTCAAACTAGCAAATGGTAAGTGTCTCTTGCTAAAGTCTTGCAAATGCTTAAACGACAATGGCAAGAACACAAAACGAACAGTTAATAGCTTTCAAGGGGCATATTACAGGAATTAAAAGAGAAATAAGAATACTCAGTACATCAATGTATAAACTAGAAAAAAAGGTAGAGAACCTTTACTGGTCTATACTTGTTGCTACTGGAAGTTTATCTTTAGCTTTGATTACAATATTTCTTGCCAAATAAGACAAATACAACTACTAGGAAGTAATGAATAAAAGAATCTTAGTCATATCTGATTTGCATATTCCATATCATAGAGAAGATAGCTTTGAGTTCCTAAAAGAAATTAAAAAACAATATAAGCCAGATACAATCATAAACATAGGTGATGAGATTGATTGCCACGCACTTAGCTTCCACGACCATAACCCAGATTTAGCTTCTGCTGGACATGAACTTGCTAGAGCAAAAGATTTTATAAAAGAATTAGAATCAATATTCCCAGTAATGACTTTACTAGACTCAAATCATTCTAGCTTAGTTTATCGTAGAGCAATTAAATCAGGAATACCTAAAGGTTATCTAAAAGAATATAACGAGTTTTTAAATGTTAAAAAATGGAACTGGCAAGATAACTTAACTCTTACACTTCCAAATAAACAAAGATGTTTCTTTACTCATGGAATATCTGCTGATGTAACTAAAGTATCTCAAATTAATGGAATGAGTTGCGTTCAGGGACACTTCCATTCTAAGTTCAAAATTGAATACTGGGCTAATCCTGATGCACTATTTTTTGCTATGCAAGTAGGTTGTTTAATACAACAAACAAATATGGCATTTACTTATTCAAAGAATTTTAAAACTAAATTTTTAATGGGTTGTGGAATGATTGTAGATTCTACTCCAAGATTAATGCCAATGGTACTTAACAAAGAAGGCAAATGGATAGGCAAGTTAGTTTAAAAGAATTACTGTTTTCAGAAACAGCTACAAGACTTGGAATAGACAATACTCCAACAGACCAAATCTTAATTAACTTACAAACTTTAATCTACGAAGTTATCAATCCAATAGTAAATCAATTTGGCGACATAAAAATAACTTCTGGTTATCGTTCTCCTGAATTATGTAAAGCCATAGGAAGTTCTCTAACATCTCAACATACTCTTGGACAAGCTGTTGATTGCGAAGTTCTAGGAGTGCCTAATAAAGAACTTGCTGACTGGGTTGTTAATCATTTAGAATTTGACCAATGTATTTTAGAATTTTGGAAACCAGAAGAAATCAATTCAGGTTGGGTTCATATCTCTTACAACAAATCAGGAAATAGAAAAATGTATTTACGTGCCTTTAAAGCTAATGGAAGAACAGTCTATGAAGTCTTATAAAAAACAAGTTGGTGGAAGCCACTACAAAAAATACAAGATTCAACCAGTTGAGTTTATAGTTAAAAATAATATTGGATTTTGTGAAGGTAATATCATAAAGTATGTTTTACGATTTAAAGAGAAGGGTGGTGTCCAAGACTTAGAAAAGGCAAAACACTACATAGAACTACTAATAGATTCAACTAAAAGTAGATAATATCATTTAAAACGATTTATAGCTTGTTTTAAGGCATAGTGGCTTTAATATAAGACACGACTTATAGTTCCCTAACTTGTTAAAATTTAGGGGTAATTTGTCGGTTTAAATAGGCAAATTTAAGGAGTTTAAAGTTACAATGGCATTTAATATACAAAATAAGGAAGAAAACCAAAACGCACCATTTGGTTTATTAGTACAAAAAGGATTAGTAGAAGATTTTTCAGCTTATGGCACTTATGGCTATAATGCAGATGTAAGCACATCATTTGAAACAATATGGACTGGTGGTGGCTTATATTCATATCCAACTACTGCAAGTACAGCTTCAGTAACAAGTTCTGATACTGTTTCTGACAATGGTGGAACAGTTGATCTTTATGGATTAAATGCAAGTTACCAATTACAAACCGAGAGAGTTGCTATTGGACAAACATCTACAAATAGTTGGATTAGAGTTTTTTCAGCGACTTTAGTAAATGCAACAACTGGAAATGCAAATGTTGGTACAATTACTGTTACTGTTGATTCTAAATCTGTTGCTGTTATTCCTGCAACTTATGGAAAATCTTTAGCTTGTATTTATACTGTACCTGCAAACTGTAGAGCATTTATTATGACTGCTGGTATCGGTGTTTCTAAACAAAAAGAAATTGAATCTAAATTAATGATTAGAAGATTAACTGATGGAAATGCTTTTAATACTATTGGTTATCAAACTTTATTTGGTGGAAATGCTTATCAAGAATTTACTATACCATTTTTAGTAGATCAAAAAACAGACATAGAAATTAGAGCAAAAGCAGATGCTACTACTTCTGTATCAGCTACATTTTCTTTATACGTTGAGGAATATCATTAATGTGGTGGAACATCATACCTACAGTAGTTAAAACTGGTGCTGAGATATATAAAAATCATAAACAATCAGAACTATTAGAATCTGAAGCTGAACGTAGATATTATGAACGTATGGCTAGAGGTGAGATTGAATATCAAAGAGATGTAGCAGATCAACAAGACAAGTCATGGAAAGATGAATTTGTTTTGATTGTGGTTTGTATTCCGATTATTGTTTTATCATACGCAGTTATAAGTGATGATATTAATATCAAATCTAAACTAGATTTATTCTTTGATTATTTTGGTAAGTTTCCAAGTTGGTATCAATGGTTAATAGTAGGTATCTTTGGTGCGATCTATGGACTTAAACCAAGTATAGACGCATTTACTAAAAAATGAACTTCTACTTAATCACTTATGCTGTAAGCTTTGTGAAAGTAAATGATGAGAGTATAAAGGAAGATGTCGCATTTTGTCGGTTCTTTGATACTGACAGCTTTGTAAATGCCAGTTCATTTCTTGCTTCATTAAAACAAGTTAAGAAACTTAGAATAACTGGAGTTGAGTTTGAAGTAGAGGAGTGTAATTGGTATGATTATTATGAAGATATTTCCAACACTATTCACTAATTTAACTGAACTTCAAAGTATTCTATATTATCATTTGGAAAGCATTTTAGTTGCGACTTTGGCAGTAACTTTAATATTTGATCTACACTTTTAAAAATAATCTTATCAGCTAAAGGAAAGCAGATGGTAAATCTAGTATGATAGTTTGTGAACGATTGCTCAAAATAAATATATCTTTTTATATCTCTAACTTTAATCTTAGCTAAAGTTTTTCCTTGTTCCCAAGTTGCGTTCTTTAATTCAACAAAGAACTGCTCTTGCTTATGTGCTTCTTTAGGTGCGTAAACGAAGTAATCTGGGAAGCTTTTGATAAGTGTTGGGAGTTTGGCAAACAAAGGAATAACACTTTCAGCGAAAGATTGAGAATCGCTAACAGCATTAAGACCAAGCTTCCGATACAAATAGCCACGACTAGTGCAATACTGAACGAAACGATCTTCACTAATGTTAAGATAATTCTTAGTGCGATTTTCATAAGACTCATGGTTAAAGTTCTCAATGTATTTCTTGTCATTCATTTATCTACTCAGTTCACGATTAGTTACTAGCCATGATCTGTAAAGATCAACCCAGCTTTGTAAGTTAGCATACTTGCCTTTAAGAATAGAATAATTCTTTTCAGCAACTAATAAACCTTCAATAATTGTTTTGTAATTCTCATCACTATAAGCCCACTTCTCAGCTTCAGCTACCGAGCAATTTTTTTCTATTTTCTTTGTGAGAGTTATTTGACTAAATGTAATCTTTTTAAATTCTTCGCAACGTCTAAAAGTATATAGTGCTTCTGACATTTGTTCTGATACTGAATCTAATTCAGCTTTTATTTCATCAGGATTCTTTAAACTTAAATCGTGGGCAATACTATTCATTTCCTTCCTTTACAGTTTACAGTTGCACTAGGTTATTATCCTAG